ATCGTAACAAGTATTTCGAGACCTTTGACCCGTTGCTTGATAGACTGACGGGTGCAGAGGACTCAGGGGTTTGGAACCCCATATCTGGCCCATTGTGCCGATACTGCCCTGTAGTACACTGTGAGCATAACTCCAAACGTTGAGGACAGAGCAATGCCATACGTAAACAAGAAGCGCCCATACAAGAAAGAGTATGAGCAGTACCAAGGGTCAGAGGAACAAAAGAAAAACCGCGCTAAGCGCAACGCCGCTAGACGCAAGCTAATGAAAGAAGGTCGCGTTAAGAAAGGCGACGGTAAAGATGTAGACCACAAGAAACCTATTTCAAAGGGCGGGTCTAATGGTAAAGGTAACCTGCGTGTGAAGACCGCATCAGCAAATCGGTCGTTCTCTCGCAACAGCGATAGGTCAGTCAAAAAGAATGGAAGTCGTAGAAAATAAAGTCCTGACGTTACGGACACGCAATCCGCAAATCATTACGGATGCAATTAAAAAAAGCGCGGTCTTAGAAAAAGAAGACGATGACGTATATAAAGTGGCTATACACTGGGGTCTAGACGAAATGCAGACCCTTGCCACTCTTCCTTTCAAGAAGCCGCCTTCAACCATCAACCGCGACTACCAATGGACGGGTAAGTTCACACCGTTCGATCATCAAAAAGAGACAGCTTCATTCTTATCACTGCATAAGAAGGCTTTCTGCTTCAACGAGCAAGGTACAGGCAAGACAGCATCAGTAATATGGGCGGCTGACTACCTGATGAAGCAAGGGCGCATAAACCGTGTGCTTGTGATTTGCCCACTATCCATTATGAAATCAGCGTGGCAGCAAGACTTGTTCAAGTTTGCCATGCACCGTAGCTGTTCAGTTGCTCATGGTGACAAACGGGCGCGGAAGAAGATCATAGAAGCTGGGTCTGAGTTCGTTGTAATTAACTTTGACGGCCTCGCCGTGGTCAAAGATGAGATCATGGCTGGCGGGTTTGACATGATTGTAGTCGATGAAGCCAACGCTTATAAAAACCCACAAACTAATAGGTGGAAAGTTTTATTTAACATAATGAAGAACACTGAGTGGTTGTGGATGTTAACAGGCACACCAGCCGCGCAATCCCCTGTCGACGCATACGGTTTAGCTAAGTTAGTAAACCCAAAAGACTGTCCTAAGTATTTTGGGCAGTTTCGTGATTCCGTGATGTACAAGGTTACACAGTTCAAGTGGGTGCCAAAACCAAAAGCACAGGACTATATTCACAGGTTACTACAGCCTGCTATTCGATTTGAGAAGGATCAATGTCTTGATCTGCCTGACGTTACGCACGTGGAACGAGACGCACCGTTAACCAAACAACAAGAAAAATATTACGTCGAGCTGAAGAAACAGTTAATGATGGAAGCAGATGGCGAGTACGTAACTGCTGTCAATGCGGCGACTGCGATTAACAAGCTACTACAAATATCTGGTGGCTGTGTGTACACCGACACCCGTGAAGTTATCGAGTTCGATGTGTCTAACCGACTAAACGTAATTGAGGAAGTTATCAATGAGTCATCACACAAAGTGCTTGTCTTCGTTCCCTTTACGCACACGATTGAGTTATTGCGTACTTATCTTGAGAATAAAGGTTATTCGTGCGGCGTTATTAACGGCAAAGTTTCTGTCAACAAACGGAGCGATATTGTTAAAGATTTTCAAGAACAGCCCACGCCTCGTGTTCTTATTATCCAGCCGCAAGCCGCGTCGCATGGACTCACTCTGACTGCGGCAAACACAATTATCTGGTACGCACCAGTGACCAGTGTTGAGACTTACTTACAAGCCAATGCGCGTATCAACCGCCCCGGGCAGAAGAACGCTATGACTATTGTGCATATTAAAGGAAGTCCAACAGAAGAACGCCTGTACAAGATGCTTCAAAACAATATCAATAACCACGAAAAGATCATCGACCTGTACAGACAAGAATTAAGTTCTTGACAAAGTCAAAAACAACACTATAGTTGTTAATGGAGTCAACCAAAGAGGTAACAATTATGGCAACACCAGCCGATAAACTTGTGCCCGTGTACATTAAGATTCGTGATGCGATTCGCGAAAAAGAACACCAGCACAAAGAAGAAATCAACGTGCTCAAAGAGCAACTAGAAGCTGTATCCCAAGCCTTGCTAGAAGTATGTGAGGAGAATGGGCAGGATGGCTTCCGCACTCCCGAAGGAACAGTTACTCGTCGTGTAACGTCACGGTATTGGACGAGTGACTGGGAATCTATGTACAAGATGATTAAAGAGCATGACGCTCCGCATCTGCTTGAACAAAGAATCCACAATGGCAACATGAAGCAATTCCTTGAGGAAAACCCTGATGTACTACCAGCAGGGCTTCAAGCCGACCGCAAATATACCGTGCAAGTCCGTAAACCAACTTCTAAATAAGAGGTACACAATGAGCAAGCAAGTCTCAATTTTTGAAAACAATACTGGTGTAACAGTATCAACCCCACGTAAAGGCGCATTGGGTGACGTATTCGCCCCAGCTACTACGGTGTCTAACACTCGGCGTATTCAGGCGCGTAACAACGGCGATTTTATTCGCATCATTAATGGGCAACAAGCAGGTGACCCTGTGCGTGACGAGCTTAACGTGATTATCGTAGGCGCACACAAAGAGGTGTCTCGTGAGTTCTATGGCTCAGAGTATGACCCTGATAACCCTACGCTCCCTGACTGCTGGTCTAACAAAGGTGATGTACCTGACGAAGGATGCAGTAACCCACAGTCAACAGCATGTGCTTCCTGCCCGCAGAATGTAAAAGGCGCTAACGGTAGACGCGCATGTAAGTTCCAGCGTCGTATCGCTGTGATGGTTGAAGGTGACCCTAAAGGCACTGTATATCAGTTCAAAATCCCGTCCAAGTCATTGTTCGGTAAGGGCGTGGGTAACACGCATCCGTTTGAGAGCTATACCAAGTTCCTTGCGGGTAACGGAGAATCTCCAGATACCGTGGTTACGCAGATTGCTCACGATCCTAACAACCAAAGCCAGACTTATGTGCTTAACTTCAAGCCAATCCGTCAGGTGTCGGATGATGAGTATGCGCTAGTCCTCGCGGCACAGAAGAACCCCGATACAGATATGTATATTAGGATCACCACAGCGCAGACGGATCAGGTTGCTACCTTACCACCTAGTGCTCAGATCGAGTATTCTGATGAGCCCGATGAGGAAGAAGATACTCCCGTCGTGGAAGAAGCGAAGCCAGTCAAGCGTCAAGCTAAAAAGGCCGAACCAAAGCCTGAAACCAACAGTCTTGCTGATGTAGTGAGCGCGTGGAGTGATGACGACTGATGAGCTATGGCTACAGCAATAGGCTAATCGAGCTAAACAAAGAAGCCGATGACCGTTTGTTGGGCGTACAACTAGGACGGGTCTGCATCCAACGCGATGTGCCCGTCTCGGACGTAGCAGTTCACTTAGGAGTCACAAGGCAAACTGTGTACAACTGGTTCTGTGGGGCTAACGCTCCACGTGCCAAGTCGGCGCAGATACAAGAAATAATAAGCTCACTAGCCGCTGACAAATAAAATTACACAGCAAGGATTTAGGGATGACATTCGACCTATTAGACGCAGTACAGCCAAAAAACGGTTGGTTCTGCGCTGTCGGTATCAAAGGGAGGAGCATTGTACAGAAACTTGTACAAACCCGCGAAGAACTAGATGAACTAGCAGAGCAGTTTGTAGCTGACAAACGCAATGCGTTCTTTGCGGTAGCTAAATTCCAAACAGATGCAGACAGAAAGAAAGACAACGTACAGTCGCTCAAAGCCTTTTGGCTTGACATAGACTGTGGCCCTACTAAGGCAAAGGTTAACGAGAAGACAGGACGCCCTGACGGTTATGAAGACCAAGACAGTGGTAAGGAAGCACTCGATGCTTTCTGCGAACTGGTAGGACTGCCTGATCCCATACTCGTCAACTCTGGCCGTGGTATCCACGTTTATTGGGCACTGACTGAAGAAGTAACCAGAGAGCAGTGGGAGCCAGTCGCACACCGCCTACGTGAGCTGTGCTTTACGCATGAGCTATATGTAGATTCTGCGGTGTTTGAGGTTGCGCGTGTACTTAGAGTACCGGGTACGCTCAACTTTAAGGACGATCCAGCTAAGCCAGTATCTGTAGTTCAGGAAGCTGATGCTATAGATTTCAATGAGTTACGAGATATACTTGGAGTAGAAGATAAAGTTGAGGCCGCACCAAAACGTGAGTTAACTGCGCTAGGCCAGCAGTTTGCTGATGCTACGACTAACAGCTTCAAGAAGATTATGCTCCGTAGTGGTAAGGGTGATGGGTGTCAACAGCTCCTATCTTGTTACGAAGATCGTGAAACCCTAGCGGAGCCTAGATGGTTCAATGCTCTATCTGTCGCAAAGTTTTGTACAGACAAAGACAAAGCTATACATAAGCTGTCTGAGGACTACCCAGACTACGACCCAAGCAACGTAGAATACAAGATAAAACATATACTTGGGCCACATACTTGCGAAAAGTTCGAGGCAAATAATCCCGGTGGGTGTGATAGTTGCCCATTTAAGGGCAAGATCAAAAGCCCCATTGTGCTTGGTCGCGAGATAGAAAAAGCCAGTGAGATGGACAACATCATCAGCATCGAAGAAGACGGTGTTGAAGAGAAGTACAAAATCCCTGAGTATCCATTCCCATTCTTCCGTGGTAAAGCAGGTGGTATCTGGTATGACCCCGGTGAAGACGAGAAAGAACCTGTATTAGTCTACGAGCATGATTTGTACGTGTTAAAGCGTATGAAGGACCCTATTAAAAAGGACGTAGTGGTTTTTAAGCTACACACTCCACATGACGGGGTACTTGAGTTCATCATACCTAATGCTCAACTAACGGAGCCTAGAGAAGTCAGGAAACTACTAGCGGAGCATGGTGTGCTTTGCGGTAACGGTAAAAAAAGTGAGTTATTGAGTTGGTACATCACCGCTTTTGTGCGTGAGATGCAGTCAAGAAAAAAGGCAGAGCTAATGAGATTACAGTTTGGATGGGCTGACAATGACAGCAAATTTATCATTGGGGATAGGGAAATAACTCCAGATGGTACGTACCACACGCCACCATCGCCATCAACAGAGTCCTTTGTAGAACATATGCAGAAGGCTGGTTCATTCGATAAGTGGAAAGAAATCTTCGGTATCTACGGTAAGAAAGGACTAGAGCCACAAGCGTTTGCCACACTCTGTGCTTTCGGTGCGCCTATTTTCAAACACACAGGTCAGCAAGGTGCGCTTGTAAGTCTGGTCGCGGAAGGCTCCGGTGATGGTAAGTCTACAGTGCTATACATGCAAAACAGTGTATGGGGGCACCCAAAGGGGCTAACTGGGCTCAAGGCTGACACTATGAACGCTAAGTTTATGCGCCTCGGTGTGCATAACAACCTACCTGTAACACTGGACGAGATGACTGAGTGCGCTCCACAAGAAGTATCTGATCTTGCATACGGTGTATCGCAGGGTAAATGGAAAGAGCGGATGAAGCAGTCAACTAACGAACTGCGTAAGAACCTGACAAGTTGGTGCACACTGGTTACTACGTCTGCAAACAGCTCATTCTACGAAGCTCTGGCGGCAGCTAAGAACCGCCCAGAAGCAGAGATGATGCGGATTATTGAGTACAAGATACCTACCGACGAGGAGATTAAGAATGACCTCTCTATGAAGTTTGAGCTTGATATCTCATTGCAAGAAAATTACGGCCATGCAGGTGACATATATGCTGAATACCTTGTGAATAACCTAGAAGAAGTAAAGCAAGCACTTAGGCAGATACAAACAAAAGCTGACCGTGAGTTTAAGATTACGCAGAAAGAACGCTTCTGGTCTGCGATTATCGCGGCAAATATCACAGGCGGCATCATTGCCAAGAACCTAGGGCTTATCGACTGGGACATTCAGCGCATATATCAGTGGTGTGGGTCAGTGATGCTACCAGAGCTACGTGAGGACGTACGCACGCCTGTAGATGACTCAGTAGCTACTGTGGGGGATTTTGTTAACAGGCACACGCCAAACATACTTGTTGTTAACGACGCGGTAGATTCTAGGTCGAATATGCCAACACTACCGCTGATGGAACCTAGAGGTAGTCTTCTTATACGGTACGAGCCTGACACTAAGATGATGTATATATCAGCAAAGGCTTTCAAAGAAGACTGCGTAAAGTATCGTTTGAACTACAAAGGCATAATAAAAGATCTGCAAAAGAAAGGTGTTATGGTTGGAAGCGGGACGGTGCTTAAACGCCTAGCCAAAGGTATGAAAGTTTCAGGGCCAGCTACTCGGTGCATGGTGCTCGACTGCGATAACAGCGAGTTCTTGGATGTGGAAAGCATGTTTGAGGAAGCTATAAATGCGGGTGGAGAAGGTCAGTTATCAGATTAACTGGAAAAAGTTCAAGCGGGGGTACTCGTTTTTCATACCCTGTTTGGACCCAAAGTCGGCAAAAAATGAAATAAAAGAGGTTACAGACCGCTTTAAATACAAAATTTTAACAAAAGTCGTTATCGAAGAAGGAGTTAGGGGTTTACGTGTGTGGCGGCTTTAGTATACAGTTTACTCACGAAACTTGAGGCAGTGTTCACTGTTGCTTTTTCGTGGTTACCTCTAAGGGTTGACTCCCTAAGCTGTGCCCCGCCTTGTGCGGGGTTTTTTTATCTATTCGGGTCAACCAGATCGTATAGGAACGGTGCGTTCTTTTTACTAGATATGAAGCCAAACTGAGCATTTGCACGTGCTTTGGCTCTGTTTTGTAGCGAGCGGTTTACATCTTCTACAGTAATAGGATTCACAATACCGTTTCTGGCGTTATAGCGATCCATAGCAATAAATGCCTTGTCCACATCCTGCCAGTTCTCATTAGTAGGATTGTTGTTAAACACCATGATTGCGCTGTTAAATTCGTCGTAGACTTCACGACGTTCTTTTGCGATGTCTTGGTCGATCTGCTTAGCCGCTCGCGCTAAATCTTTCAAACGGCTTATCTCCGTGCTCTTAAATCCAAGAGACTGGCCTACTAACTTACCGAAAGTGAAGAACTCTTTATCTTTAATTTCAATCTCAGATACAGTCTTTTCGCCTTCTGCAGCAAATCGAATAGCCTCGGCTGTACCACGATACTGCGCTGGTAAGAACTTCTCCATTGCACGGTCATATTTACCGTTCATCAACAAATCAATACCGTCTACCCAAGCTGCTAATGAGCTACCAAATGCGCCAAGCCCCCATTCGTAAGCTGTATTCTTTAGCTGTTCACGAGGCGTATCCCCGGGGATTGGCCGTGGCGCAAGGAAGTTGCCCATACTAACGGACGTACCTATGTTCCAGTCAGTAGCAACTGAAAGCGGCCCTTGCTCTACCATCCTTGCAAGAG